AAATGTAGATGTACCAGAACCTGCGGTTACATTACCTGTTAGGTTTCCTGTGACGTTACCTGTTACTGCACCCGTATGAACACCAGCAGTATTACCAGTTACGTTTCCTGTCAGTGATCCAGTGATACCACCTGATGAAGACAGTGTAGTAAATGCACCAGTAGATGCAGAGTTAGCACCTATCGTAGAGCCGTCTATAGAGCCGCCATTAATGTCAGCGGATGCTAGTGTAGCCTGACCTGATGTAGATAGCGTTGTGAAGCTACCTGCGGCTGTTGTAGAAGCACCAATAACAGTACCATCTATGTTACCGCCGTTGATGTCTACAGTAGCGAGAGTTGATGTGCCAGAAGCTCCTAGTGTAGTGAATGAGCCTGTGCTTGGAGTGGTTGCACCTAGTGCAGCGCCATCTATCGTACCACCATTAATATCGGCTGTAGCGGCTACTAAGGAAGTGTTGGCATTAAGTGTAGTGAATGTACCTGCCGCTGGTGTAGCTGAACCTATAACAGCATTATCAATAGCACCAGAATTTAGGTCTACTGATGTGATAGTTGTAGTGCCTGTTGCTGATAAGTTAGCAAAGGTAGCAAGGCCAGTGAATGCAGATGTACCCGTAGTCGTAAGTGTACCACCGATTGCTACGTTACCTGCTGCAGATAATCCTCCGCTTAGATATGCGTCTTGAAAACGTATGGAAGGAGTACCTAGGTCTACTGAATTCGTAGTAATGGGAGTAATCTGATTTGAAGATATAACTGTAACCATCTCACGCCAAACGGCTGAGTTAGAAGTATTCCCAACACAGATATACATACGCCCGTTAGAGACGTTTTCCCACATAGATCCCGGTGCATAACCTTCGCCCGCATCATTAGATGTAGATGGAGCTGAGGTAGCATCAAACTTATTCTTACCGCCTACGCCACCATGAGCAGCTGGTAAGTATCCAGTTATAGATGTGGTTAAATTAATCTTAGGAGCACTACCTGTAGAGCCATCATGTGCGTGGCCCGTATTAGCATTAAAGGCAGCTAGGAGTTGGTTAAATTCTGAGTTAATCGGAGGGGCTGTAATATCCGCTCCGTTAATAATTGTCGCTAGTGATTGGCGTGTGTACCCTGCCATTTTTTATCGTCTCCCTGCTGTAGAGTATTCAAATACGATGCCTTGGATCGAGTAAGAGTCGAACTGTCCAAAAGTAACGTAGGTGGCCCGTACCGAAAACCCTGAGCCCTGTATGTCTGATGTCATGATAGGTTTAGAAGAACCCCCATAAATCACGTTATCTGCGTTATAAGTTATGTTTCTTCCGGAATAGACAGTTGGCCCACCCTCGGAATTTTGTGAGAAGGTAGAGGGGCGAGAGGTGTTATAATCACCCCAATCATATGCAATAGCTAGGTTCATTTCTAACGGCCCCTCAGCCCTAATAAATGTATTAACCTTACGCATTGCTTTTCGAATATCAGTGTCTCCAAAGTCTAAATATGGCGTGGCATAGATAGCTAAGATATCAGTGCTGTTAAATGAAGTTCCCTGCTCTTGGCGATATACACGCCCGTCATAGTCTCCGTGTAAAACCAGCTCTTCTGCATCCACATATTCAGAGGTACAACAAGAAGCGCGGATCCCCAGTAGTTCTCCAAACTCCCATGATATAGCCCCAGTAGAGTTAGATAATCCTCCAATGATGCCTATACTATCTGTAACACCTACGCTGTCTGTACCCACGAAATATCTAACTTGAGATTTAGATCTGATAACTACTCCATTAAGAGTATCCATGCTGTTGTTTTTAATGAAATCAACGAGTGTAGCTTGGATAGGCTTACTAACAGTTTCGAGCTCTACGTCACCTATTCTGGAAGTTCCAGCCACCGGACGAAATCCATCTGGAGCTAGGAACATGAGGTCTCCGCCAATCTCAAGAACCGAGTCTCGAGCAACGCAGCCGACATTAGCTGTAACCTGATCTATCAAAAATCCAGATGTAACATCCGCAATAATCTTCTTGATGCCGTTCTCACCGAATACAAATAAGTTATCTCGGAAAGGTTTTATCTGAACTACATCCACACCTGTAAATATCTGACCACCTGTACCGGCAGTCCAAGTATATCCATCTAGAGCTGCGGAGTGTGAGATGATTGCAGACTTCGCAAGATCTCCCGCTAGGAATAAATGGTTCTCGAAAACATCTACTAGAGCCGGTGCATCTACTGCCAAAACCCCCCCTGCCGTATTATTCGTGGCGTGATACCCCCCAGAGTGAGAGCTTTTTATCTCTTTCCACTTGCTTCCGTTAAATATGATTGCTGGGTTAACGCCATCTACAAAACAGATCTTGTTACCATCTCCGAAGTTAAACTGTGCATGTCGAAGTTTAGCTACGGTTCTGCCATTCAAAGTCATAGGCCGTGTAACAGAATGATCTAAAGTATATTTTCTCCAGCCAATGCCCGCTGTGTAGTAATAGAAGCTGTAATTAGATCCACCTGCGTCTCGTCTTGCAGCGATGATTGTTGTGGCGTTGGTTACATCGTCTTTAAATATGGCTAGGCCTAAAACCTTACCTTGTCCCGTACTCTGCCCTGCTACCGTAACTTCTGGGTAATCTGCGTGATAAGGAGCAAACCCCTCAATACGACGATACCCTCCAAATAAAGAGGGTTCATAATTCACTAATCGGGTAGCTGCCCCCGGACTGTTCTCTGATAAGTCGAGGTGATTTTCATTTGAATTTAAACCCCCTGCACTTACGAGCTTATAGCTCTCTATTCTATCTGCCATCTAGTACCTCACTCGGGTATCTCGTATGTACTCATAGTTGTTGATATAGAGTGTTTGCAGATCCTTAATCCCTCGCTCAAACGCAACAAAAGCAGCCTGAGCTGCCTCTAAGTTATCCTTGAACATATACAAGTGATATAGAGCCCCATCGACAATAACAGTGTCAAAGGACGTTGGGATTCTGGTTACATCATTAAATGCAGTTATATCGGAATAGTTAAGGAAATACCTAAACCGTACTGAATAAGCTTTGTCGGGAGATGGAGTAACTCCGAACCCGTTTCCATGACCCGCAAATACATGAGAAGGCTTACCTCTACCGGCGCTTCCAGCACTATAATCTTCATCTCTGTGACTTTCGTACCAGCTGTCTCTCTCAATGTATTTAAGAGTGTCAAAATCTGTATTTAAGGATTCATCTTTCTGAATTTGGAATGAGTTCCAATCAGATATTTTATAATAGTCAGGCCATGTATATTCATTCTGACCCGCTGTTAGTATTTGAGTATGTTCTGCAGCGTTAAATGGCCACTCATACTCTGCCTGATTAATCTTGGCGATGGCACTCTTTACTGAGTCTTTAACTACAGATTGGATGCCACGGACGTTAGCAAAGTCAGACTCTGAAATCTCAACTTCGTTCAATCGCCGTAAAACCTGATTACATAGAGTAATATATGTGGATGGCATCTACTTACCTCAAATAAAAGGAAGGGGGCCAGCTTAACCAGCCCCCTAAAAGTTTTATGCTAAGTTGTATTTAGCAGATACTAATGCTTCTGGGCGTAGAATTTTTCTGCCATAGAGGTGCATCCCCCGGCAAACGTCCGAAAAGCTATCTGGATCACGGTATGTCTCAACTTTGTTGAGCTGTTCCGCTGTAGCTACTGCAGAAGAATGACCCGCTACGATAACACCGTAGTTAGTGTTTTGGTTAGCAGAATTTGTAGTTCCTGCACCTGTGCCAACTGCTGGTAGATTTGAAGACTGATAAACACGGAAGCCGTGGAAGTTATTCAGTACCAAACCATTGCGAAGACCACCTGAGTCACCGAAGTCAGCATTCATAAACCGGGAATCTTCATCACGAAGGATTTCCATGAATACTGGATCCACTACGATCCAACGACCATCTTTGTCCACTTGCTTTTGGTCAAGGATACGAGCCATACGCGCTACAACCATTGCTGGTGAAGCTGTCGCTGTTGGAAGTGCAGTTGCACCCGGTAAACGTGCAGCTAAAGGAATAGAATGATCACCGGCAGATGTTGTAGTAATGTTGCCGAAGTCACCCTTCTTAAGCTTATGTCCAGCTAGTAATTCGTCAGAACCTGCTGCTGAATCCGCTTTTGTACCGTTAACTTGATCGTTCACAGCCGCTGCATTAGCATGTAAGGCTGCTTGCTTATAACCAGATAGATAACCTAAGACTTCTTGGTCATACTGGTCAGCTAGACGATAAGCTGCACGATCTACTGCAAGTTGCATGAAGTTGATGTGGCTATGTGCCTCTTCGATATCATCCAATTTAAATGCAAAGTAGTTACTTTTGTCTACTACTAATTGGAAATCAGTATCAACGAGATCTTGTGTTGAGATCGTAGTACCACGCTGCAATGCGCTCACTGAAATCTCAGGTTCTTTCATGATACGAACTGTATCACCTTGCCCGGAAATCTCACCAAAATAATCAGAGTTTGAAATATCTCCGACTACTGTAGTTTTGCGAAAAGATAGTTGTACCTTCTTGCTATAAATTACCGGGGAAAAGTTACCATTATTAAGGTTGGTATAACCGTTTGCTTTTGCAAATGCCATTTGATTTCTCCTTTATGAAATGGCTGAGCTCTCTGAGCTCATCAGGACATGAAGAGATAAAAAACCGTGGCAGTACGATGTGGGTGGGTTGTGCAAACAAGAGTTCACAGGCCAGCCTGTACTGGTGGACATATTAATATTTTCTTCTGGGATTGTGGGTTTTAGGGGTGGGCGATAACGCGGCCCTAATTACCTTTATTATAGCACAGTTGTGCCTATAATTGCAACACTTAGCGAGCAGCACCTGACATGTCATAGACAAAGTTGCCGCTACGCATAGCTTCCATAATAGCTTCTTCGTTCTTAGCATAATCTCGATCATTCATTTGACTGACTGAGCTTTCTGAAAAACGGGTAGTGCCATTAGTGGTAGGGGTGCTGGAATTGGTTCTACCGACTGCTTGTGCTGCAGATCGTTTGTTAACCGTTTTCTTTCCAGTGTCTGCTTTATATAAATCGATTGCCCTAGCCGCAGCTCTAGCATCCGTATTATTTTTATATAAAGCGTCTTGAATTGATTGGGGTTGCATCTCTACCCATTCATGGAAGGATGCACTCTGCCTAATCTGATTAAAATCTGGATGTAGGCGATTAAGCTGATGTTCCGCATCTTTTCGAGAGATCTTTGTCTCTAGAGCTTCTAGACGCTTCTCCCCTTCTCGTAAGCCTTGCATAGCTTCGTTAGCTCGTTTCTGAGCAATTGAATCTACAATCTTAGCTACATCAGGGTACTTCTTAGCCCATAGATCAATTTCCTCATCTGTTTTAGGGAAACGGATTTGACCTTTGGCTGCGGAGTCCAGCTGGTTCTTTAGCTTATCAATTTCAACATCTTTTTGTTGCATCAATTGAGTGTTATGCCGGCGAAGATCCCCATACCGCTTTCGATATGTATCCTCTTCCGGATCTGCAACAGGGGTAGCATCTACCTGATCCTGTTTCATTTGTGATAATTCTTGATTTAATTCTTTTTCTTCCTGATCTAGGTGATCAAGATGTGCGCCTCGATATTTTGCCATTTTTTACTACTCTTATTGGGGGCCAAGACTTCCTCCGAGATGTTTTGGGTAGCCCAGTTGATTTTAGACGATGAATTTTATTATTGGTTTTTTCATCTCTGCGTATTCCCGATTTTTAGAAGGGTAATATCCTTCTTCGCCTTCTTCTGGATATTCGGGTTCCAATACTGTTTCTTCAGTCTCTACTCCTGCCAGCTCAATTTTATTGCCTTCCGGTGTTTCGATGAAGCCATCTTCTTCTTGTTCGGAATCGTCTTCGGCCTGTACCGAGGAGTCCTCAGAATCTTCGCCACTGGGTTCGGTATCTTCCGCATCGTGGTATCCTTTTCCATCACAATGATCACAGCCTTCGCCATCACACTCAGGGCAAGGAATAGTATCATTATCTACATATTGGATTAGGCCATCATCATACATTCCCATGAGACCCATCTTAGCCTCAGCTTCCATGTCCATGATTGACTTTAACCCGTGCCATTTAACTACATCTGCAGGTAGAACGTACTCACCCTCAGATATTCTGATGTCGATATCATCACGAACATTTTCAGCACTTGATCCGATAGGTATCTCGTTACCAGACATAGGATCCATCATAAGACCCTCATCTCCGCTACACGCCATTCCGCCGTGGTACATTTGAACATCATCCTGCTCAGGATCATCCTCTACCATCGCCTGTTGAATAGCATCAGCCCTAGCCTCTTCGTAGCTATTTAGTTCGCCATCATTGTTTAAATCTGCTTTTTTATTGTCGCGTTGGTATTTATTACTTGCCATTTCTAATCCTGCCTTTGTAGTGATGCCTTTTCTAGATTCTTTAAGACTTTCCATTATTTCAATCCGTATTGTTGTCTGTTCCACAGCTTCCACTCATCTCGATCTAACATTAACCAAGGAGGAATATTTTTTAGCTCTTCTGGGGTCATGTCTCTGCGAGCTTGTACTAATCGAGACTTAGCCTCACCCATCTCAAGATAGTAAATTTCCATATCAGAAAGGTCTCTTATGTTGGCCGTTTTACCTTGTGCAATCTGCAAATATTTGTTGTAAAGATTCATGCCCTCGTCACTTTCTAAAACTCGCAAAAGTAACTCAGCTTTTTGTTCTCTAAACTCTAAATCTTTATCCGTGCCTTTATTGCTGTAGGGAAAGTCCACAGATTTTTTAGAGGTTAGCTCATCGCTGTTGGCTAAATCTTTTATGAAAGCTACTCTATTGGATTCTACCATATCAGGAGATACCTGAGTGTTGGCCATTCGATACGAATAATATCTATTTAATATATTACTTATGTTCTCTTGCCCGCGATCGCTAGGAGTCCAATATCCGTAAGATCCTTCTCCATAAATAGCATCATCAAGAGTGTATTGATCAGGGAAATTTTCTAGATTCCAATTTGAGTTAGAGTTAAACCTAGCGTCTTTTGGAGAATATTTGAGTAAGTTACTTAGCCGGCCGCTAGTTTTATCGTTTTCATTAAATGCATTGTACATCATAGAGAAAAACTGTGACTGCATCTTTTTTCTTGCCACAGGGCTTCTTTCCCAATTGAACCCACTACCAGACTCAGATTTAAAAATAGAATCTGACCAATGCTGTGTTTCATGTAGCATTGTAGATAAAACCATCTGCGCTCTGGCTTGATCTTTTGTCAGCTCTTTGGCATCCATCCGCGCTACAATTATTTTATCTCTCTCATTTCTAGGATCTGTGATCCAATTACCCGCATTTTTAAACGAGCTAATCATGGATTTATTTCTATTTTTTGTGTACGCTCTGTTATATTTGCTGTCTGGATAAGCTATTCCAGCAGCGTCTTCCTTTGCGGATGAGTCTTTACGTCTACCGGCTTCGGCCGTAGGTAGATCATCCATGTCAGTTACATTTGCGGCACCTACTGCATCAAAAAAATCATCATGGAATAGAACTTCATCTAATTTAGACGTTGAGCTTGGGTTCCCTCGAGTTAACTTTGGTTTAGGTAAATTTACTTCTTTAGTAACCAAAACATCTTCGTACTCAGGTATTTCAGCATTTCCCGTAAGAGCTTTTAACTCGGCTTGTATTCTAGCAATTTCGCTTTCTACAAACTGCGGTGGAACTTCCCCATTTTCAGCCTGTCTACGCAAATTGATGGCTTCCATGCGAGCTCTAGTTTTGGCTTGTATAACCTCACCCTGAGATAGCCCAGCGCCACCAACTTGTCGTTTAATTTTCTTTGTGACCGTTTTAGTTGGGAACGGAGCGTCTTTAATTGTATCCGCAATCTCAGCTTTATTATCTGGTATTTCAGTTAGCCATTCTTCTGCATCTCCAAGCTGCCATAATCCTGTCTTTGACCAGATGTCTTCTCGAGAAGCACCTCCAGCTTTTAGCTCATTAGCTTTGTCTACAAGATCTTTACCACCATTAAGTTTAGCAGCGGGTAAGAACATCCCTGCTATATCTTCGGGATTTCCATCTGGAGCTATATCAACAAACTTATTGATTACTCTTGGGGCAGCTCCCATACCTAGGGTAAGTCCCAAGATATCTCCATAAGTGGCTGTGCCGGAGTTCATTATACGATCAAGTTCGTTAACAGTGCCTACCGTAGCATCATATGCAAAATCTTTTACCGCTTCCTTGCTAGGTAGATATGGATCCATAGCATAATCTTTAACTGCTTCAGCCACTACCGGAACCGTATCTACTATCTTCTCTCTAGTAGTACGCTGATCAGGGTTATAGGAAACTGTATATTCTGTACCAAATGAAGTCCTAAATCGCTGGTTACCTGCTTCATCAAACCCTACCAACATATCATCTTCACTGGATCCCATAGGCCTCTGGAAGAAAGGTACATTCTTTAGTGTTAATGGAGCATTAGGATCCGTAGCAGTTGATGTGGATTCTAGATCATCTTCTTTGTTACCAAATATAAAGTCTAATACGCCCACTATTCAGCCCCTTTAACCACTTGATCTCGTAAAGTTTTAAAGCGCTTAAGTTCACCAATCATTCCTTGGATCTCTCTAACAGCACCTATATCTTTGGTTATTTCTAACTGCTCTCGTAGAATTGCTATTCGAGCGTCTGCGTATGATTGCAGCATTTCAAAAGTGTCCTTCTGGTTCACCATTAAGAGAATGCTTCGGTAAAATTGTTTATCCATTTAGGCTGCTATCTTCCATTCTTGTATGGGAGGAATTCCATTTTCTCTGCCATTCGCATCTTTCAACACAAACAATATATCCGTACTGATGCTGTATCTGTTTTGCTCTGACTGATTAGGAGTTGTCTTATGTGGTGTCTTACTAGGGAAAAGTACGAGTAGATCTTCCTTCACATCAAAGGTGTGAAACTTAGCGCATAGAGGATTAGTAGGATCTAACGTACCATCTAAGTAATAAGACTCATCATACATACTTTCGAAAAGCTCATTAGCAGCACTATACTGACCTAATACTAGAGAGCCCGAACCCACAGGAACCCTAGGATAATATACTCCTGTTAAATGGGATACTGCGTGTACATGTGGCTCGATTATCTTATCGCTTTTCTGGCGCACACCCCATGATCGAGTGTAGTAGTAATCATACATATTAGGGTTAATTCCCGTAGCCTTTATGTATTCTTGGATAGCCTTACTAAAGACATTAAATACTGGTGCGTACTCTTCTAAGTTGTGTATGTTGTGATATCCATTTACATCACCTGTCCATGCACCTTTGGAGTCTACAGATTTAGAAGCTTCGATTGAGGCATCTATATCACTGACTAATTTATTCCTTACTTTGTTAGTGAGCCCTCCCTGCGCCTGATAGATAGAGAGAGGGAAAAGATTAGTTATTGATCCTATCACTTATTGTACCGGAGGCTGTGCTTCTTGAGGGGGTTGCCCACCATTATCTCCGCCACCGGATCCTGTGAACCCTGCAGCATCTGGCTCAGGAGCAGACCCCGGAGCTATGTTACCTCCACCAGTTCCCGTAGGATCATCTGGATTTGGTGCGCCACCTTCTGGAGCCTGTGCGGCTGGATCAGGTTGAGGCATCATTCTCTGGATCTCAGCCATCATCTTAGCTTGGATCATTGCTTCTCTAGGATCGTTAAGGATACCATCCTCATCAAGATCCATAGATGCCGCCAGCTCTCTAAGAATGTAGTCATATTTTACAAACGGAGCCATCTGTTGGTTCTGTGTCATTTGCATGAATTGTAATAAGCGCTGGCTACGAACTTCGTTACGCATCAAGCTTTCTGTACCACGCGGGATAACCTCTAGATCACCGATAAACTGAGGATCAAAGTTAAACTGCATATTAAAGCTAAACAGGGCTTTTCCTAATGGGCTAAGCATGTAATCATCAATGTTGCGTACAACTGTTT